TCAGTTTTCCTCCGTATCCGCTTTTGCTTCGACCAGCGAAAGCGTCATTATTTGCGTTCCTACCTCATAGCTATAATCACCATTGTTGATATCTTCTTGGGTAACAACATGGTCGATACTGTAAGTAGATTCAGCCAAAATAACGCCGTAGCCTATTTGGTGAAAATTCCCATCACTTGTGGGATCCATCTGCTGATCGGCAAGACGTTCTGAATAATGCTCGATAGCACATTCGGCTTCATGTTTTGCTTGCTCAAGAGTTTCATGGATTTCATAGTTTTCGCCATCATTGCTGAAATAGCGTGCATTTTCTAATGGCACCACCACGCAGCCTTCAAGCTTTTTGGCTTCATGGGCTTTAGCCTTTAACCACATAGACCAACCTGAATTAATCGTGTGATATGCCTCTTCAGCATCTGGCGTTCCTGTTACTGAGTCTTTTAAGAAATACTGTCTATCTTTGGGATCAAATTCGAAGTACTTAAGTTCATGTTGCAATAACCAAGCTTATTCAAAAGCCTCTCTTTCTTTTTCAATATCCATCACTTTCTCCAAACTGCTTCTTTTAACTTTGCATCTGCTACAAATGTGGTTACTTCAGATTCATTCACATTGTCGAAAATATGCGTCATTTTGCTCCCGAACACAGTTAGTGTTCGGGTAATGGTTGAATATGAGAATTTCATGGCAGATCCTCTTCAATAAGAGAGGCTGTTTGTTCAAGCTGAAGGCGGCGAGTTCTTACATAACGCATCATTTCAGGTTGAATAACTGGATCTAAACTTGATACATCTATTTCAAGAGCATTCAGGGCGGTTAAGTCGGGTGCATTCTGAATTCTGACCATCAATGATGGTTGTTCAGCAGCCTTACTTTGTTGAAGAACTTCAAGTCGCTTGTGCATATATTGCAACAGTGGTGCTCGTTGTTCAGCTGACCAAGAATTCGTGTATTTAACAACAGCATTAACCTCTGTTGGTGTTAAAGATTCATCAACTCGCTTTTTAAGTGTGGCCAGTTTTTCTTGGTATTTATCTTCATCCTCTTCAATTAGATTGCGCTCATTGTTTTTCTGCACAGTTTCAGCATCAATTTCTTTTGCCTTACTAACTACAGCAGCTGCAATATCATCAAAGGAATTTGAATTATTCTGTTTATCTGGCAACACAGATATTTTATTCAATGTCCTTTTTTCAACATCATTTGAGGCAGGGCCTTGTGCAGTAACTGGACCAATAATGTCATCAATAGAAGTGTCATCATTAGCAGCTTGAATAGCATCGTGCTGTTTCACTTCATTAACATCATTTTGTTTTTTAGATGTGCGCTTTTTACTGGTTTTAATCTCAGCTTCAATATCTTGAACAGTTTTGACAGGTGCTAACTTAATAGCATTCGGGAGTGGATGAAGGCAAAACTTTACGTGTAACTGGTCCAATGGCGGCTTGGCAATTACCACAGGGTGGGCAATGTGGATACCTTGAGATTCAAGGCGTGGGTATTGAAGCTAAGCGCACTGCAATGCGTGACCAAAAGAATGCAGCATTAGAAGCTGGTGCTCGTGTAATGGACATAGGCGGAGCTGAGTCAGGTGAAGCCCGAAAAGCTCGCCAAGATGACCAATATTCTACTTTGTACGGTATGGTTATCACTGCAGCTGAGGCGATTGAGCAAGTCATAAAATATGGTGCGTTATGGTTAGGTTTGAACGAAAAGGATTACCGATTCAGTGTTAAACCTGATTTTGGCTCACTTGGATTTGATGTGAATCTTGCTAAGCAGCTTTATGAAGCGGCTCTAGGTAATAAAATCTCGATGGAGACTTATTGGGATTATATTCGTACTGGAAAAGTACCTGATATTGAATACTCAAAAGAACTTGAACGTATTGAAAATGAAATGAACAACAGTCCTATGACTGGTTATGTTGCAGGTGTGACAAATGAACACTCAGGTGCCACAACAAGCACTACTTGATGCTTTAATTTCTCATCAAGCTTATCTGTACAGACTTTCATCTACTGAAATTAATAACCTCCTAGCTCAGTTTGATTCAATCACATTTGACATGCTTTCAAAGTTGAGAGACTTATTAGATGAATTATCCGATGTAGAAAAATCAGCTTTGATGTCTGGTCAATACACGACACCAGCTTTAAAAAAAGTTAGAACATTAGTTCAGACTTGGCAGGCAAGTGTAGCATCTGGATTACTTGAGAGTTTCACTGTAAGTGCTACAGCTTTAGCTGTATACGAAGTCACATATCAGGCTAAAACGATCGCTAATCGCAAAATAGAGCCAAATGGCAAGACGCTATTCAACAAGGCAAAGAAAACGCCTTTAAGTGGTGGTGTACTGCTTGATTCTATTTTTTCTAGGATTGCAGATGATACCCGCGTGAGGGTAGAGCAAACTATTCGGGATGGCCTGTCTCAAGGTCAAACGAATCAACAGATCGTGCAGCGAATTAAAGGCAAGAAAGCGCTTAGCTATCAGGATGGGTTGCTTGATCAGAGTAGAAACCACATTTCAACAATGGTCCGTACTGCTCGAAGCCATGTATCCAATGTGGCAATGCTTGAAACCTATAGTGTGATTGGTGTTGATTGGCTTAAAGCTGTAGCAACCTTAGATTCAAAAACTTCTAAGGGGTGTGCTGCACTGGATGGCAATGTTTATGCTGCTGATGATCCTAAAAAGCCCGTTTTCCCAAGACACCCTCACTGTAGAACTATTTATATTCCGGTTCTGGATAGGGATGGTAAGACCATAGGAATGCGACCCTTTAACTCGAAGTTTGGTGAAACAGGTGAAATTAGCACAATTGATTCAAATGTGAAATTTCCAAAGTGGTTTCCAGAACAGTCTGAGGCTTTCCAAAAATCTTGGCTTGGGCCTACAAGATACAAACTATTCAAAGAGGGTAAATACTCACTAGATAAGTTTGTTGATCCTTTAACTGGTCAGCCATTCACACTTGCTGAACTCAAAAAGCTTGATGAAGAAATGTTTAAGAGGTTGGGATTATGAAATTATCACTTAAAAATAGATTAATACTTTGCTGGCAGATCTGGACTACAAGAAGTGGACATAAGCATCCAGCTTCAGAAAAAGATTTAAAGATCTTTCAAAATGGCTATAGAGCAGGTTTTGCAGATGGTAAACAGCACTGAACAGCAAATTATTAATGACCTAATCCTTTGGTCTTGGACAATTCCACGGAAATAACTAAATTCAACCTTAGCACCTTCGGGTGCTTTTTTATTGCCTGAAGCAAAGCCAAAGGCTCCAACAATTAAATCCGCAAGGCGGTGTCTCTAGGAGATTTTAAATGTCTGAATTTTTAAAACGCCAATTAATGTCTTTACAAAATCAAGTTGGTGCAGATGGGAGTGATGGTGGTTCTGGTGGGCAAGGCTCATTACAGATCAACTTTGAAGATCCAGCGATCAAAGCACAGCTAGACCAATATGTTGAGCAACATGTTTCAGGTCTTAAAGCCAAAACAACGAGCTTCTAGGCAAGAACAAAACTTTATCTGATGAGTTGACCAATTTTAAAGGTCAGTTTGAAGGATTGGATATTGGAGCAGTAAAAGGTTTGCTTCAAAAAGCTGGGCAAGATGAGGAAACGAAATTACTTGCTGAGGGCAAGATTGACGAAGTATTCGGAAAACGTACCGAGCGATTAAAAGCTGAACATCAGAAGTTGTTTGATGCTGAAAAGGCTCGAGCTGACAAGGCAGAGGCTTATGCAAATAAGTTTAAGCAGTCAGTTGTTAAAGGCCAAATTGCTCAAGCATTCAGTGCGGCTCAAGGTTTATCGGAAGCTACTGATGACATTACAGCACTCGCATTATCTAAGTTCTCATTAGACGAAAACGGCAATGCAGTTGCGATTGATGCAAATGGCGACGTAATTATTGGTAAAGACGGCAAAAGCCCGCTGACACCAAAAGAATGGATTGAAGATATTCGAGAATCAAAACCTTATTTCTTTCCCAAACCTAATGGTGCAGGAGGTCAAGGTGGAAGCAATTCAGGCAGCAAAAACACAATTAAACGTAGCGAGTTCGATGCAATGAACCCTACAGAAAAATCAAATTACATCCGAAAGGGTGGGCAAGTAATCGATTAATGGAGAGCTAATACATGGCTAACACTTTAACAGGCCTAACGGTCACAATTTATAATGCGCTTGATGTTGTTTCTCGTGAATTAACTGGCTTTATTCCAGCAGTTTCATCTGATTTGACTTACAACCGCGCAGCTAAAGGGCAGACAGTAACTTCACCTGTGGCGCCTGCTGCAACGGCATCAGATATCGTTGCTGGTGTGACACCTCCAAACGATGGCGATCAAGTTATTGGTAAGGTTGATATGACCATTACTAAGGCTCGTCGAGTTCCAGTTCGCTGGAATGGGGAAGAAAAGCTCGCACTTGATAACAATGGTGCTTCTTACAACACTATCGTACACAACAAATATCGAAACAGAGCATTACACCTATCTTGCATTTATTGAGAATGAAGGTAAGCGATATAATGTTATTAACCATGATGTTGCTAATAAAAAAATAACCACAGAGTTAATACCAGAAAGCGCTACAAGAATTGCTATTTATGGAGCTTTTGAATATTGTGAGTTCAACTCTAGAATTGATTCTGGCTCTAATACGAATCAACGATCAAACTTGACTTTAAGCAAGGAAATTGATTTTGATGCTGATTTTGTACGATCTGCATGTGTAATTGTTGATACGTTAGTTTATCGAGTGATGTCGTATAACTCATCAACAAATACAATTTCTGTTTTTCCTGTTCTTAAAGATATTAATAAAACATCAGGAACTTGCGCTTTCTTGATTGGGGGTGGGCTGCGTGTGAATGGTTCCGATGCAAACGTTATTAATGTTCATAAATTTGGCGGTACAGGTAATGCCATTGCATGCCACATGAATAATTTCTATTCGCTCAATTTTGCAGGGTGGAATGCAGAAAATAACGGTATTGCAATGCTAACTGGATCGTCTTCTACGGGAATTACTTACGGTAGTACTATCAATAGTCCATATTTTGAAAATAACGGGTATGACATTATTGATCATAGTACAGAAAATAGTCAAATTAATTTAAAAAGTTGTGTAGCTCTTAACTGGGGAAAAGTTTACAAATTAACTCCCCAAACTGCATCCGGTGCGAAAGATACAACTTATTCAAGGACGGGTATTACTATTGAAGAGGGAGGTAAGAAGTGGACAAAGCAAGATAATATTTTTTCGGGGGTTACTGGGACAACAAAAACCCTGACTATTGGAAATCAGGAGCATGCCGTTGTCCGTGCAACCTCACCAATTATAATATTGAAGGACGATGTAAAAAAGCGTGAATTATTCGGGTACGTAGATTTATTTTTTAGCTGTATGGGCATTAGAAATAATTCATCTAGCTCAGATAAAATCATCTTACGTTCAGATGATGGTTATACAATCAATGGCACCTCGGGTGATTATATTATCGACAAGCCGCGTGCTTCAGTGATGTTACACGCTCGCTTAATTGGTAGCAATTGGCAAGTAAATTCATATAAAGCAGAAATGTCGGTTACTTCAAAATCTATTGATTTTCCTAATATTCCTGCAAACTCAAGTTATTCAATGAATACGTCAATTACCAATGCTGAGGTGGGTGATTTTGTATCATTAAGCTTTAATATTGATACTCAGGGATTGATTATTACTTCTTCAGTTGTAGCTGTGACAGATCCAGAAACTCAGGTAGTTACAAATATGATTAAAATTTCAGCTTTCAACCCAACGACAACAGCAATAAATTTACCTGCTGCGATTGTGAAAATTAAGTTGTCTTAGTTGTTTTTTTCAGCTCATAGTAGATAATTGAACAAAATATTTACTATGAGCTTCAAATGAGATTAGCTTTATTAGACTACGCACGTTTTTTCGCTGCGCTATCAGTTGTTTTCTTTCATTATTTTTATAATGGAATTACCAATGGTAAAGTAACTTCTATAGAAAAAACATGGGTAGCGGATGCTGCTAGTTATGGCCATTTTGGCGTTCAATTTTTCTTTATAATTAGTGGTTATGTCATATTTTTTTCAATCAAAAATAAAAGCGCGACTTCGTTTATGAAGTCGCGCTTGAAGCGACTGTACCCGACATACTGGTTTGCAGTTCTCTTTACATCGTTTTTCGCGTTTATGTGGGCACAGGGCACAGATTTAGCTGTGACTATCAAACAAGTTTTAATTAATTTAACTATGTTGCATAAGTTTGTGGGCGTTCCAAGTGTAGACGGGGTGTATTGGACATTAGTTTATGAAATAGTTTTCTACGCGATAGTTTTTCTAACTCTGCTTTTTGGTAATTTAAAAAAGGTCTTAGGCTTCCTTATCGCATGGCCTCTCTTAATCATAATTGCCAATTATTTTGGGAAAACATTCTTTATTTTTGATATGTATTTTCTTTATTTTGTAATTGGTGCAATGTTTGCGTTATTGAAAAATAAAGGTATTAAGACTTCAGTTGCATTAAGTGTATTAGCTTTATCTGTTGTTGCAGCATATTTTCAAATGTATGAAGCGGGCATACAAAAAGGAAATAATATTTTAATAGTCAGTGGAATCTATCTCGCCATGTTAGGTTTTTTCACTCTTCTAAATATTGATAAGTTCAGAACTATCTCACTACCCCGTGCACAAGATTTGGGCGGTATGACATACCCTCTATATTTAATTCATGCACATTTTGGATACATGTTTCTTAATCGATTCGCTACAAATGAGAATCAAACACTTGTATATGCGTTGCTCTTAATCATCGTAATGAGTTTGTCGTGGATATTATGGTATGTGATAGAAGTTAAACAAGCAAATTTCTGGCATAAATTCTTTTCTTTTGCCATAAAACCGGTGAAAAAAATAGAAGCTAAATTAAATTAATCATCAATTACTTAGCTAAAGCCCCAATCGGGGCTTTTTTATTATCTGGAGAAACAAAAATGTCTGAAAACTCTGCACTCGGGGTTAGTGCAGCAACAATATCGCAAAAAGTAACAGCGACTACTGGTGTGGGTTCATTTTTGGGCTTTATCGCAAAAATTGATGTTATCGCTTGGGGCGGTTTAATCATTGCAGCTGTTGGCTTGGCAATTCAGTTTTATTTTGCAATTGCACGTAATCGACGCGAAAAAGTCGAGCATGAAATGCGAAAAGCTGAATATCAATTACGTATCGAAAAATTGAAAGGGGATTGTAATGCAGAATAAAACAAAGTTTTATGCAGTATGTTTAGCAGCTTCGGCTGCTTTTTTTACGTCTTTAATAGGGTATGAAGGTGAAAGATTAAAACCCTATCGAGATAGTATCGGTAAGCCAACTATTGCTGTTGGTGCGACCGTGTATGAAGATGGCACGCCCGTAAAGATGGCTGATCCGCCGATTACAAAAGAGCGATCAAGACAAATTATGAAGCATCACGTATCTAAAGATGAAGTTGCATTTCGAAACAGCATCAAAAATGCACGTTTATCACAAGCTGAATACGACTTGTATCTAGATTTTGTCTACAACTTCGGTCAATCAAACTGGAATAATTCATCAATGCGAACACTGCTCAACCAGGGGCGCAATCGAGAAGCGTGTGAGCGTTTATTGTTATGGCGCAATGCTGGTGGGCGAGACTGTCGTATTCGGTCTAATAATTGTTATGGGGTCTGGGCACGTCAACTTGATCGGCATTCTAAATGCTTGGCGGTGAACTAATGGCTTGGATTCTATTAAATAAGCGATGGTCCCTGATCATCGTTTTGTCAATTTTATACCTGGTGCAAATTGCTTACACAAATCACTTGGCTGGGAAGTTAAAAGAAGCAGATCAGAAATGCTTTGCACAGATACAAGAGATCGAGCGCAAGCAAGTCAAAGCACTTGCTGAAGCACAAAATAAAGTTAATGAAGTGAGCGCAGACTATGAAAAACTCAAATCAGAACAACGAGTCAAAGTCGAACGTGTTACACGTGAAGTGCAAAAGATCGTTGAGCGTCCTAGCTATCAGCGTGATTGTTTTGATGCTGATGGGCTGTCAGAAATCAACAGTCTTATTAAAGCCGACAGTACCCGCAAATCTAATTCAACCATGTCCGGCTTTGAATCAAATTGAAAGCGGGACTGGTAAAGATGCTCTATTGTGGGCAGTTGATACTGTTGCTAAATACAATGAGTGTGATGCACGTCATGCTGCATTAGCAGAATCACTCAATCAAAACAAACGTTAGCATTAGCGTTTGTTTGCAGTGTTTGAAGTAGCGTTCAATTAAGTATTATTTGCGCCAAAGATCCACAAGTTTCTCAATCTCAATATAGATATTTTGGTTGTTACGCTTATTTCTAATTTCCATAATGTATGGTTTCAGAGAGTCAAAATCGCGTATAACAGATGACTTCATCATTCTTTTGTAAAGCTCACCATCAATGGCCTCTTCGAAAATTCCACAAGCTAGGAATTCGTAGTGATTCAGAAATCCCATTATTGCATCATTGTCAGATTTATGAGCAGCTTCATCACTACAGGCTATAGATGTTAATTTATTTTGATCGCGCAATTCAGCAAATTTCTTGCGGCACTCTAGAAACTTTACATCTATTCTCTCATGCAAGGCTAAATCAATTGTGGCGCGTTGGCGAGCTTTCTTCTCATTCTGGGTGTTTTGAGTTTTCAATGCTTTTACTTGCAAAGCATTGAAAATCAGTGCGCCAGCTGCCACTATAACACTCGCAGATTGAATCCAATTCCCTAAGGCTACTCCAAGAAAGATGATTTCTTGTGATGCTAATTCAGCAGCCATAACTGTTACCCCAAACAAAAGATAATTAAAAAGCCCTCTAGAGAGGGCTTCTTGAAACCTATCGGTTTTATGTGTTAAATATTACAACCCTCGAAGCATTCGACAGTTGCATATACCAACTTAGCATCTTTCATAATAAACTCCTTGGGTTTGTGGCTACATAGATATATTATAATTGAAATTATTTGCTTGGTGTAAAAAATCCTACTAAACTTCTTTAAACCTTTAGCATGAGGAAATATTATGCTAAATAGAATAATTGAACAAGTGATTTAGTATTTCTTTTTGTTATGATAGTTATACTAATTAATTAATATCATAGTACTTTTACTTCTATAATTTAATAAATTTTGCCTGTATTGTGACTCTGGTCACTCTCTAACAGCATTTGCGCTATCCAACGTCATCTTGCCTCAAAACATACTGCTGTGAATACATTGAACTTATATCGCTGTAATCTTGATATTCTTCATGTTCATTTTGGACTATGTGAAGATATTTCCCATCTTTTTTTAAGTAAATATATTTCATTCTGCACCCAGCTATTCACAATACTTACTTATAATATTGTTGTTATGTTCAACCCACTTTTCTTGAATATTACGCATTGATTTATTTTGTTCAAAGTAAATTCTATTTTTGATTAAAGCTTTGGAAATATCAGACAGCACAACATTTTCAATCATATTCATAGCTTTGCGAAGATCATCCAAAGTTACCTGGACATATCCATCGGTCACATCATTATCATCATCTTCAGTAGTGTGATTAATGAGTTTCTTAATAGTGTAACTACCAATTGCTAGGCTGTTTGCGATCGTTCCGAAGGTGCGACGCAAGTCGTGAAATGTAAATTGAATGCCAGTTGTTTCCGTTATTGTATAACGAGCTTCTCGCTTATCAACGATATGCGAATCGATCGTGTCACCAGCAAAAACATATTTATTCTTGCCCGCAAGCTTTTTCCGTTCCCTCATGATATACCAAAGCATGTCACCCATTGGCAATAGAAGATCTTCGTGATTCTTTGGATCCTGAATCTTGATAGTTCCATACTTTAAGTCAACATTTGGCCACTCAAGTGTTTCACCTTCCTCTCGGCGAAAACCAGTTAAAATCAAAAGTAGTAAAAAGTCCTGATTTGTATATCCTCGATGATTTGCATTTTGATTGCCTGCCCACCAAGTAGTGCACACTGCAAGAGACCAGTCGTGTATCTGGTCAGATCGAATGTAACCTTTGCGGCGTTTGATCTTATTCCATTTCTTCTCTTTGTAAATAACCCCTACAGGGCTTTTATCAGTAATAATTTTTTCATCATTATCGTTATAAAGTATTGATGCATTGAAGTTATAGACCGCTGATAAAAACTTCATTGCCAGATTTGCCTGAGCTAAACTTCGCACAGATAAATCCATATGTTTGTTTAAAGTCATTTTCTGAGAAATTTCAGTAATCTTAATATCTTTCCAGTCTTTAAAATAATCATTCGCGCATCGATCATATGCATCTATTGTATTAGCACTTAACTTTTTTTTACTTTTATAGACTTCATAAGCTTTTTCTAGTGTTGGGATTAACTCATTAGATTCTTTTTCAGTTTTAAAATCTGCTTTTAATTGGCGTTTCTGGGCAACAGGATCAATACCTTGATGCATCATTAACAATATTTTCTTCGCTTCAGTACGAGCCTGCTCAAGAGTGTACACGCCGTGCTTACCAATAGACTTACGTTTATTGCGTCCATCAGGCATTCTCGTTTCAACAAAATATGTTTTCGACTTGGTCGCAATTAAGCCAAAGCCGATTGTTACTGAGTCGCGATAAAATTTGCTTCCAGATTCTTCAAGAGGGATGCTGTCGATAAATGTTTTTGTAAGTTTGTATCTTTGGCTCAT